AGTCCAGCTTGTGGCTGACAGGATCGAATCGTACTGCTTAACTGAAACTGCTTGATCCAGAAATGAGCCGATTCCGTTGCCGATCTCGGTGAGCCTTTGAATGACATACGCTTGCTGTTCTCCGGCTGTCAGATCAACGACTGTCCATGCGTCAGATACGGATGTGCCGTCAAATGTAAAGCTCTGCTGAATCCGCTGCGTGGCAGGGTTGTAAGCTGGGATTGGCGACTGGGTGTACGGGTAATAGCCGTATGTGGCTAAACTTGCATCGTCGAGAGCGTTGAAGTTGCTGACAGTCGTGAATGACTGTGGTAGCCACTGGGGGCCTGAGATTTGACCGTTTGGTGATACTTGGCAATATTGCATGATTGCTCCTTATGCGTTGGGGAATGCGGATGCGGGTGTCGGAAGCAATTGGTGTGATGCACTTTGGACGTTTTGTAAGACTTGGAAATAAGTCATGGTGTACCCCATTTGTCTTTAAGGTAGTCGCCAACTGCTGCAAGATCGGTTGAACTCAAGACAGATGGGTAGACGATAATCTCGCCAAGATCAAAGTTCCCAAATTGCGAAGCAGGGCCAGCACCAATCATTAATGTTGTGAACGATGTCATTGCCCCTTGAACGCCTGTTAAGGCCGTACCGGAAACATAAGGCACAAGGCCCGTGCTTGTTCCACTATTCGTTTGATAGATCCGGCGAAATGCGTTGAATATCGAGGTTGTTGGCGAGTAGGTTAAAGATCCGCCATTCCAACTACCACTAGCAGTCGAGACCTGACCACCATAATTTCCGAGGTAACTGCCTAGCCACAATCGAGTCGTTGACGTACTCAAATCAGTTGCGTTTAGGATTCGGTCAACTTGCGACGCCCGTTTTTGCTTCAATGCAATCATGACTGTGTAGGGCGTAGAAAAAGGTATAGAGACGGAAAAATAAGAACTCGACCCATTGAAACTGACCAATCCCAATCCATTCTGTCCGCTGGCGGGTGCAATCCATGTCGGCCTATTGCCTGATGTCGCCTGTACTGCGTGCCTGTTATTTCCACTCAGGTCACTCCAACGATAAACACTTTGGCCTGAAGTGCTAACTGTAGTTGTTCCAGCGTCGATATATAGACTGCCTGATGCCGAAGCGTCCAGCCAGAGCGATGAGCCAGAGACGGGAAGAGATGCAATGATCCCGCCACCTCCACCACCGATACCAGTCTTTTTACGATTGCGAATGATGTTGGCTAGCATCAGAAGTTTTGACCTCCGATGTAACCTTGCCAAGTCGTTCCACCATCAGAGGTGAAGAACGCAAAGCTATCTACCTTGCCTATCGCCGATGTTATCACTGGAGCAGTACCACCCGCCCATTTAATGGATGCAGGCCACGTGACTGATCTGGGCGTGCCATCTGCGGTGAAGATCAACGTAAATGAGCCGCCAGAACCACTTGCAGGAGGATTGCTGATGGTTAAGGTGGTGATGGCAGCGTTTAAACTGACCGTGAAGATATTCGATGTTTCGAGGTTCAGCACCAGCGTTCCGGATGAGATCGTGGGGCTGGAGACAGTCTCGGAATAGTCTCGGAGTTTGGCTCGGATCAGCTCCGTATCAAGCAGATTCTGCGGCCCCGTAAGATTGGCGTAGGTAAAATTGGCCGATGGCAGCTTAGAATCTAACGCTGTTTGCAAACCTGTCACATTGGCTATGACGTGATTGTGCGTGAGAACCGAGTAGGTCGCCGCAGCGTTTGCGGTGGTCAGGTATACTGTCAGGTTCGGCGTGCCTGTCAGATTTGCATACGTGAAGTTGGCTGACTCAAGTTTTGCGTCAAGTGCCGTTTGAAGCCCTGTCACGTTGGCTATGCTGTGCGTGTGGCCTAAGACAGCATAGGTCGAGTTGGCACTGGAGGATGTAAGTCCATCGGTGATGCCATAGCCAGCCAGAGTCGTGGGCGTGCCTGTGAGGTTGGCATAGGTCAGGTTTGCGGATGTGAGGTACGTTGCAGCAGCAGTGGCGGTTGTCAAATAAGGCGTAAGGTTTGCGGATGTCAGATATCTGGTGTCAGCATAAAATCTTGTAAGAACACTGTTGTCAGTCCATGTGTACGAAGACGCAAAAAACTCCAGTTTGGTCTTGTACACGCGCAAGGACGAATTGTAGTAAGGGCCAGTGGTTGCATTTGGCGTGTAATTGTAATACAAGCCAAGTCCAGCTTCGTTGACTTCGGGGAAACTGCGGTCTGTAAAAAGCCTCAAAAACGGGTAATAAGTGTCTACCTGACCGTTAGCTCTTGGGTTATTGATGACCCAGTTAACGTCAAGATTAGCCCCCCAAGGAACAACTGTTCCGTTGCCATATACATAATTGCTAGCACTTGAATTAATCCCGACAGTACGACTTCCATTAGAGTTTGACAGTCTAAGATTGAAGGGACTGTCCGCTGACGTACCTGTGAACGACATGTTTCCGTAAGGAGTGGTGGACGTTAGCGGAGTGTAAGTTAAAGCCGAAGTCACATCGTTTGACGTTAAACTCACGTTACCCGTGCGATTATTGAACGCAGTAACACCACCTGGTTGTGCCGACAGCACCCCATTGCCCGTGATTGTCAGATTATCCCCAACGATGATGCCGCCGAGCGTTGTGTTTGTGGCTGGAATTGATGAGCCGCTGATGCCAGCTGGGCCTTGGACGCCCACCGTGACGACAGTAACCGTCTTTTCGCCTGTGATGATAACTGTATCAGCCACGTGTCACCTCCGGTGATACAGTCAGAGTCCCTGAGATAAGCCTTTGCACAACACTTCCCGTCACGATTTCGAGATCATAGACACCGTCAACCAGGTTGGCAGTCGTGGCAGCATCCAACGCGAGTGAGATCACTCCGCCGGTCGCATTGCTGATCGACAAACAAGCGGATGGTGTGACCAGGCTCAGGGTTGTGTTGGAGTCGCTGTAAGATGTGCGAGCCATCATTCTGGCGCTACTTCCAGTGAGGTTCACAGCGGTGCCGTTGGATGTCCAAGTGAGCGTTCGGTTAAATGACGCGCCCGCTTCGATTTCAAGGTTGTATGATCCGGCCATTTATTCAGCCTCCATTTCAGGATCAACAGGTGAATCCGCAGCAGGCTCTTCAGGCTCCACAGCTTCAACCTCTTCAGGCTCTTCCATCTCGCCAAGTCCCAACGTGGCTCGGGCTTCGTTGACGCTGAATATTCCTGCGTTAACACCCGCGGTGGCGATGTCCATCAGCGCCTTGCGATCGACGGATAATTCCTCGATCTGGCTGGTGTCGAACCGTACACACAGGGACTCGTCAGGCTGCGAAGTCATGCCATTGCAGGCTATTGGCAGAGTTTGCACCAACCGTGTCAGCTCACCGGCGACCAGATCCAAGAACGGAATCACCGCATCACGCCACGATGCCTTGTTGGCCTCAACCAGATTAGAATAAGTCTTGCCCGTGTCAGGCTGCTTGAGCGACATCGGTGCCCAGCCCAAAACACCACAGATTCGAGCGGTTGCAAGATCGGCCATCTCTGAGACGGACAAATCCTTAGGCGAAAAGCCTGGTGATTTGATGTCCATTTCGCTGGTCCCGACAAATGGTCGGCCCACAGCTTTACCACTTACAGCTCGTGCCAAATCGGCTTGAACCTGCGACAGCTGCGCATCACTCAGATTACCAAGTGTCTTGAGCGACACAATCAGCGATGGCACACCAGACCGTGATAAAACGGTGGTCTCATACTGTCCGATGATTTTCACAAGCGCCATTTCAGCAACGACAGAATCGAGCGTTGAAACGCCCCGAGACTGAGCGTAAGTCGATCGCCCCTGCCGGAATGCCAGCATCAATTCAGCGGGCACAGAGTAGTTGTACGACCTGCCCCAATCGCTGCCCATCACTGGATATTCCAGCACTTCGTTGATGCTTTCGCCCATCACAGGTCGCAGAACCCAAGGCGATGGGATCGGCATCAACTCGGTCACCGCATTGCCAGCGGTGTTGGTGATCACTTGAACGTAAGCGTTGCCGTTATCGCACAGGCTGGAGTAAAGGTGTTCCAGAACGGTCGCATCCGACTCGCCGGGGCTTGGCCGTTGCCAGAGTTGTTGCAATGGGTGGTAGACAGGAGTAAACCCGCCGTCTTCATCCCAGCGACCCACCTGCATAGTTGCTTTTGTCGCGTTGCGTTTCATCGCCTGAATCGCGGCCTGAACTACAGACACTTGGTTGTACGGTCTCGCCAAGGTCATGTAGTCGTTGGACAGGCCGGTCATCATGTCCACAGTCCATGAGGTCGCGGCAATGTCAGCGGTGTTGGCTGTGACGCCTTCACGCACCGACTTGGTGAACCGGCTGCGGATGTTGTCAAATAGTGTTGGCATAGTTTTCAGGAGACGTATCTGAAAGGCTGAATTGGGCTTAGATAGTTGAACGCGTCGGCAGCGGCATCAACCTGGTCGTCATGTTTGCCGGTCGGGAATGAACACAGCTCGTCAATGAAGTCGCGGTTCCAGTCGCCTCTCTCCAGCTCGATCGAACCAGATTCAAACGCAGCGGCCATTGGCATCGCTCGTACTTCTTTCGAGCCTGTGGGGCGCTTGCTGATGACCCCATAACCGATCAGGTTTCGCGTATCGTGCTGTACCTGGTCCACCCCCGCAGAGCCGGGATCTTGTGCGAGATGCACAATCGTTTCGTGGCCATCGGTCTCAGCGATCTGGCGCTGGACTGTTCGTCGTGTGGCTGGAGACCACTGCCCACGGGAAACGTGTTTCACACGGTAGGTGTCACCGGTTCGGCACATCCACACACCGGCAGTGTAATCACCACCACCCACCGTGGCGGCTGTGTCCCATGCCCGGCATAAGTTGGAGTTGGGTGGGATCGGAGCAGGCTCGACGATCCTGAACCACTCGGGCTTAAAGAATCCGCCATCGCGTGGCGTTGGTGTCTGTTGATAAAGTGCCGAAAAAGCATAAGACCCGACGGTTTTTTTGATTCGGTCGAAGTCTTCCACGGAATATCGTTCTGGCCAAAGCGCCTCACCAGGCTGACGGCCAATCAGGTCACCCTCTTCAGCGATGGCAGGCAGGCTGACCACTTCCCATTGTTCGCCACCTTCATTCGCCTGTTCCAGCAACTGGCCAGCCAAGTCGAGAGAGTGCCATCTGGTCATAATCAGGACGATTGAAGCGTTGGGATGAAGTCGCGTGTAGAGGTCGTTTTGATACCAGTCCATCACCCTGGCACGATAGGTGGGTGATTCAGCCTCAGCACGGGACTTTACTGGATCATCAATGATGATGCAATTATGGCATAGAATACCATTTGCAAAGAAGTTGTGGTTGTCTTCTACTTCGATGTCGTATACAACGGCATCTTTGCGTATTCTTTCAACCACGGCCACAGAATCACAGGAGGTTTCAAAAGTAATGCCCTGTGAATCCTCACGTGGCATGACACGCAAAGGCACACCAGATTCGATGCCGCATTGTTCATCGGCCAATTGTCGATGTGGTGAACATGGATTGGGATGTCTCGCCTCTTGCATACCACACAGGTCTTGTTGTCCCTCGCATGGATCTTTAGTCTCATTTGACGGAACGCCTTCGCAGAGTGCGGTTGTTCCCTTAAAGGTGTCGCACCGTGCTTCCACTTGGGATTGTTTTCCCCCGACATTCTTCTGGAGTGACCTCTGTCCGCACATTCTTTTCCGCAGTAGATCGGGTAAATCAAAACCCCGTCTTCCATCCTCCGTGCATTTGCAACGAATTGGACATTGCATTGCTCGCAAACGACATCCTGAGACGGGTGTTTTCTGTTCTTGGTTTTGGCTTCCGGTTGCAGCCAAAAACACTTCCTGCACATAGCGGAAGACAGTCGCCCTTTTTTCTGCCCACATTTCTCGCATTGTGGGCCACCAAGCGGATATATCGCCACAGACTTGTTTCTGCAAGCCTTGCTGCAAACGGTGTGTTTCGCCCCCGTCTTTTCCGACTTCCTGTATTCGAAAGCGGTCCTGATAATCTGCTTTTTGCACACAAAGCAGTAGAGGATCACCGGGGGAAAGTTCAGACGCTTTCCGATAGTCTCCGGAAACGTAGAAGCGATGGTTTCCCGTAGCTTCAACCACTCGACCTCTGTGAGTGGTGATTCTGTATAACCAAGATTCCTGACGGCTGGCGATAGCTTTGGCTGTTTTGTATTCAAGTGAATTATTCCCCTTCGTTAATATCATACCGGTTTCGGAACCGATTTCAATATTTTCGATAGGAATCAATCCGGCTTTCGTATTGATCAAAGTCCCGGCAGGAAGACAGTCCGCACCATAGCCGGTCACACCTGATCCCACACCGACAGCGTATAGCCCGCCGCCGTGTTCGCTCGACCACTGATTCTGTTTGTTTTGATCGTCGCTGAACTCGAAACCGAATTCCTTGGCGATCCGTCTCGTCTGTCTGCTGAACGTGCAAGCCAGCGAGTGGTTGTAAGCTCCAATAATTACTCGTAAACTCTGATCCACCAAGAGTCTGTAGGCTGCATAGTGAATCGTCGCCAGCTCACTCTTGCCGTGCCTGGGCGGCAAGAACAGCATGAGCCGTTTACAATCACCGATCGTCACTCTGTCCAGGGCCCGGCGGCACTCCGCCAGATGTTCGGGAGACCACTGGTGATCCGGCTTTGCGGCTTGGAGAAACCGGTTTAGCCCCTTTGGGATCAACTGCCTGTCGTGGTGGGGTGTCGCACTCATTGTCTATGGCCGCCCAGTCCACTTGGGGCTTGTCAGAGATTTCGATGCTGCTGGCAACCTTG